ACATTTGGATCATAGTTCCTTTAACGAAACATCCGCCGCTACCGCCGCCGCCGCCGCTACCGCCGCCTCCGCCGCCGCCTCCGCCTCTACGTCCGCCTCTACGTCCTCCTCTTCTTGATCTACCTTGACTAGATGAACTAGCTGATGAACTAGATGAAGAACTAGAACTACTTCTGCTGTGTCTTGATCTACCTTGAGTAGATGAGCTAGGACTAGATGATGAACTACTAGTACTGCTTCTGCTGTGTCTTGATCTACCTTGAGTAGATGTACTAGCTGCAGGTGATGAACTAGGAGTAGATCTACCAAAACCTATTGGATTACCATTTCTGTCGGTTACTGCACTTCTAACACCTGTGTTTGGATTAGTGTTACCAACCGCTCCAGCAAAGCCACTAGCTTGAGCTGCTGCATTTGCTGCTCCAAAGTTTCCTGGAGCTCCGTATCCTACTGGACCTCTAGGTGATCTACCTTGACCTGGTGTACTTGGGCCTGGTGAAGTACTTCCAGAACTTGAAGGTCCTGACATTGCGTTTTGAGTTAAACCTCTTGTAGCAGGATGGTTTTGAACTGCTACGTTTGCAGCTTGTTGAGTCATTCCCGCTAAGCTTGTATCTCCTACCATTGCCATTGATTGACCAGGAGAAACATTAGAATTCATTTGAGCTGCAACTGTTGAAGCATTTGTAGAAACTGATGGAGTTCCTGAAATAGCTCTAGCTAAACCAGGATCAACTTGACCCGGACCATATCCGGTAGAGAAACCTTGTGCTGTTGCTTGTTGTGCTTGTGCTGGGCTCATGCCAGCTAAACTTGTATTACCAACCATAGCCATTGATTGACCTGGACTTACAGGTCCTGATGTAAACGATCCAGCAACTGATGGAGACGCAGTTCCTGACATTGCATTTTGAGTTAATCCTCTTGTGGCAGGATGGTTTCCTGATGATACTGCAGCGGCTGCTGCCTGTGCTGCTTCTGCTGATTCTGATTGTTCACCACCAAACAAATCACCTAAAAAACTTGTAGCAAGTCTAGTTGCTGATGGTATCATTTGATACATATCGTAAGCTGCTTGTAATGGTGCTGGTGCTGGATCACCTACTGAAATCATTGTTGTGTGACTAGGAACATAAGAAGCAACTAACTGTCCATTTTCATCAATACCATAAGCTGTTCCACTTGCTGGAACAGTATTACCAAAAGAATCTATTGTTGTCGGCTCTGGTCTGTTTCCACCACGCTGTTGTGGTTGCACTGATGGTGGAATAATTGGAGCAGACGGTGTCGCAGCTAATGCAACATTACCTGGATCAGAAGCAGTTGTTCCTGTTGGAACACCACTTTGCATAAAGGTTACGGGTTGGTTGCCAAAAACTGGTGATGAAGAACTGTAATTTGGATCAGAAAATTGACTGTAATAATTTTGACCGTAAGAAGAAGTCATAAAAGGATTGTAAGCAACAGGTGTAGCTGGTGGAGTGTATATTTGATTATGAATATTTCCTATGCCCCCCATGATACCACCCAAAGCTTTGTGCACACGACCGCCGTGCGCCTTGTTGGTGTTTTGTCCTATCTGAAAATTATCGTCACCACGGAACATGTCCATGATGCCACCGCCTATGTTTTTCAATGTGCCTCCCACTGCTTCCTCAACTTTTTTAGTTGTATCTGGAGCATACACCTCTGCCGCATAATATGCAACCTCTGGTATTAAACTTGCTAGTGCGGGTATAAGACCTATTCCAGTTGCTGCCAAAGCCCCTCTTCTTGCTAACATACCAGGAGCTCTTCTAGCTAATATTTTTAAAAACCCTTTTCCTTCTTTGGTTTTTGCTAGTTTTTTTATTGCTTCTTTAGCTGCTTTTTTATCTTTAGGCAAACCACTAATAGGAGACATTTTTCTTCTAGCTGCATCATAAGTTGCAGCTGTTGCTGCACCCACTGCTGGATACTGTAAAATATTTTGTCCTACAGCTTCATCACTTGTAAAACTACCTTCATCATCAGCAAAAAATAATTCAGCCCCTTTTTTAAGAGCACTTTTATTTTCTTCCTCTTCCTCAGTTTGTTCTTGAGCAGCATTAACAGCAGCCACTGTTGTTGGATCAGCTCCTTGGTTTGTTAATGATAATACATTTAGTAGATTCTCAATATCAGAGTTTGTATCTTCTTTAGGATTAAAAAATTCAGCTAGCTGACCCATGCCGGTATCTATTTTACTTTGATTAGATTCCTGAAGAGCCTGTGCATTTAGCATTGCGTTTTCTCTTGCTTGAATATTTGCACGTGCTTTACTTCTCCAGTCTCCTCCATAAGAAGTCATGTCGAAAGTTGGCATCGTTACATTATCAGCAAATATACTCATTAGCCTTCCTTAATTGTAGCTTGCATTTGTTTTATACCATCTTTAGCTAAAGAAACTGATGCTCTAAGTTTTGCATGCTCATCATTTTGATCAAGTTTATCTTCTGCTATCTCTTTAGCTTGTAGCATCTTAGCTCGTTCTAAATTTAATTTTTCTTCTGCTTGTTCTTGTTGTATTTGATCCTCTCTAGCTTTTATATCTAGTTCTCTATCTTTTAATTTTAATAATGGATCATTCTCAATTTGGTTTAGAACTTCTTTTTCTGCTTTTGCATAGTCATCCATAAACTCAGCTATCAAACCTGCTTTACGTCCTTCTATTTGCACTTGTAACTCTGCCGCTTGTTCTTGAGCTTGTTGTACTTGTGGTGGAATCTGCATTTGTGGGTTAGCTTGTTGTTGTTGCAGAACAGGAGCGATTGCTTGTTGTACCTGTTTCATTTGTTCCATCTCTTGTTTAAATTCTATTTCTGTTTGTTCTTGAGCCATCAAAACTATATGTTCCATACAGTTCTGTTGTAAAATACCTAATGCTTTTGGATTGTTTCTTACAACCGCTGTACCCATAAAGTTTAAGTGTGCTCTCATGTGTGCTTGGTGATCTTGTTTTGGGAATGCTTGTATTTTTTTACCATTTAAAGCTAACACGTTTTCTGTTCCAGGATCCATTGCTCTTGGTGCTGGAGGTGGTGGTAAAACTTGATCGATATCTTTTACACCTAACGCTTCATACATATGTCTGTATGCATGATACACGTTATGCATTTGTGGATTTGACATTGCAATCTGTAATTCACTTTGTGCAATTGCTATACGCTGTGTTTGTGAAAAAATGTTTGGATCAGCAACTGGAATGATGTCTACTTTTTTATCAAAATCGTTTTTGTATATTTGGTTTTGTCCACCAACAACATCATAAGGATATATAGGTGGTAGATAAGTTACAAAACATTCTTCGAGTAACATAAACTCACATTTCATCGCTGCGTAAATTCTTTTGTGTATCGCAGACATAACCCGCGATCCACGTTCCAATAGCGCAACTGTAGTACCCACGGCTGCTGATTGGTTACCATCACCAACTTGTAAATCAGCAATGCTCGCGAAACGTTGACCAGCGCTTACTACCACACCCATCAACTGTAATAACGTGCCGTCAGGACCTTTAAAAGGTAACGGCATAAAAGCATCTTTAAGGTTTCCACCAGGTGCATCAACGTCACGGAACTCGCCCGGCTGCAACGGTTGAGCTTCGTCTCTGACCCTGATGCCTCGCATCTTAAATCCGGCTGGTAAATTTGACAAGGTGCCGGCGTCTAATAGTTGTCGTAGAGCTGCTGTTGCAGTTCTAGATAATCCGCCGATCATGTGAATTAAGCCGAACCCATAAAACCCGAGTCCTGGTAGAAATTTAAAGTGAACGAAATAATCTTTACGTTTTTTAGTCTGGTCTTGTTCATCCCAGTTTCTTTTAACGCTTAAGATTTTTCCTGTACCCTCGTCCAAGGTAACTATGTAAGGAAACTTAACGCCTGTAGACTCACCTGTTTGTGGATCTACATCAGCAAAACCTTCTATCTCTAGATGCATGTGTGCTTCTAGTATTGTAAATATTTCATTTTTATCTGGATCAACTCCTGATAGTTCATCTTTCTTTGCATCAATGTCGCTTTCTGAATAAGAAGAATTGTCTCCTAATTCTACATCAGCGTAAACACCTGCTAATTGTTTCATAATGACATCGTTTTTTGTCATTTTTATTTTATGAATAATTGTTTCTGTATCATCTAAACTTGTAGAGGTATATGGAACATATAGATCTTCTGCAGGTACAAACTTAGACACACATCTTCCTAAAAGCTCATCGTAATAAACTTTTTTAAATGTAGAACCTGATAAAGGTAAATTAAATAACATTTGATCAAACTCAGGCTCATACTCTTTCATGTTTATCATAAGTTGATAATTCATGAATTCTTTTACACGTTGAGACTGTTTTACTTTTTCAGGAGTTTCTAAACCCATTATTTGTGTTCTTACAGGTCCACCTGCAGGCATAAGTTCTTTATAAGCTAGTGCCTGGAACTGTGTTACCGCTTCTGCAAGAACAGGGTGGGTAGCCCCACTTGATCCTTGGAAAGGTTCACTTCTGTCTTCGTATTTAAAACCAAGTAAGTCTAAACCGTTTACGTAAGTTTGTTCCCAATCACTTCTTGAAGATTTACAGTCTTCGTACGCTTCTAAAACATCGTTTGATACTTCATTCAGAACATTGTCTTCTAAAAGCTCTGCTAAGTTTTCTTGGTGTCCGGCCATAGCTTGTTCTTGCATAGGTTCACCAAAGTTTACAACAGCTCCCCCGTCTTCAAACATTTGCACGTTTGATTCTTGTGGGTCTTCTGCTTCTAGTTCTATTTCCTCATCATAGACCGTTTTAGAATCTTTCAATTCATCTACGCCTTGATCAGGCATCTTTTTATCAATTGCCATATGAGCTCCTTGTTCCAAATAAGTTTCCTACACCCATCATGTTACCTAACACGTTTTGACCGCTAACACTAGATCCTCCTGTAGGGTTTAGTTCTTTATAAATTTCTTCAATACCTTCTCTGTTTTGTTGAATCTGTTGACCCAATCCTCTACTCGTCTTATCTATTTGTTTGTTCAAATTCATAAAACCACTTCCTGTTGGTGTTTGTAAAAATGAATTCATTTCTTCGTTTTGTGGTATCTGACCCATTGTTGCTGTTTGTCTTGCTTGGGCCATCGCGTTGCTGTCATTTAAATTATAGTTTGGATTGTTTCTAAGAGTTTGCATTCCTTGTCTAGCTAATGCAGGGTCAAGAGCAAACGGATCATTAC